CCGACCACGCTGGTGCGCTGCCATATAATTGGGCGAACACTGTACATCGACCATGAGGCGTACATGGTGGGCTGCGAGATCGTGAACACGCCAGAGCTGTTCATGCAGGTGCCAGAGGCCGAGAAATGGCCCATCGTGGCCGACTCCGCTAGGCCGGAGACCATCAGCCACATGCGGCGCAACGGCTTCCCGAAGATCATGACGGCGGTCAAAGGGCCACGATCGGTCGAGGAAGGCATCGAGTTTTTGAAGAACTACACCATCGTCGTGCATCCTCGCTGTACGCACACGATTGACGAGTTGACGCTTTACAGCTATAAGACTGACCCATTGACCGGCAAGATTCTTCCTGTGCTTGAGGACAAGAAGAACCATGTCATAGATGCGCTCAGGTATGCTTGCGAGGCGGTGCGGCGTGCAAATACAGTAAAACCGCAGACCGTCATCCCGCTGCCGACCGTCAGCAAATGGTAAGGAACTGAACAACATGGCCAGAATGTCCAACGATCAACGCATCGCCAACCTGCACACCGAGGCGCTGGCGCAGTTCGGCGACATTCAGAGCGCCATGCGCGACGAGCGCCTGCAATGCCTGCAGGATAGGCGCTTCTACTCGCTCTCCGGCAGCCAGTGGGAAGGCCCGCTCTGGGACCAGTTCGAGAACAAGCCAAAGTTCGAGGTCAACAAGATTCACCTCGCCGTCATCCGCATCATCAACGAGTACCGCAACAACCGCATCACGGTGGATTTTGTCTCAAAGGATGGCGAGGAGAACGACAAGCTGGCCGACGTTTGCGATGGTCTGTACCGCGCCGACGAAAACGATTCGGTGGCCAACGAGGCCTACGACAACGCATTCGAGGAGGCGGTCGGCGGCGGGTTCGGAGCCTGGCGCCTGCGCACTGCTTACGAAGACGAGGAAGACCCCGAGGACGATCGGCAGCGCATCAAGATCGAGCCTATATTCGATGCCGATAGCAGCGTGTTTTTCGACCTCGGCGCCAAGCGCCAGGACAAGTCAGACGCCAAGTATTGCTTCGTGGTTACCAGCATGACCCGCCAGGCGTACAAAGACACTTGGGGCGACGATCCTACAGACTGGCCCAAGATCATCCACCAGTACGAGTTTGACTGGTGTACGCCTGACGTGGTCTACGTCGCTGAGTACTACAAGGTCGAGGAAAAGTCAGAGACCATCCGCATTTTCCAGAACATCTCCGGCGAGGAAGAGCGCTACAGCCAGGCTGACTTCGCCAACGATGAAACGCTCGAGGAAACCCTGCTCGCGGTCGGTAGCATGGAGGTGCGCCAGAAGCGCGTCAAGCGCAAGAAGGTACGCAAGTACGTCATGTCCGGCGGCAAGGTGCTCGAGGACGCCGGCTACATCGCCGGCAAGTGCATCCCGGTTGTCCCGGTCTTCGGCAAGCGCTGGTTCGTCGACAACATCGAGCGCTGCATGGGTCACGTGCGCCTGGCCAAGGATGCGCAGCGCCTGAAGAACATGCAGCTCTCCAAGCTCGGAGAGATCAGCGCCTTGTCATCGGTCGAGAAGCCGATACTGGTGCCAGAGCAGGTCGCCGGCCATCAGATGATGTGGGCCGAGGACAACCTCAAGGACTATCCGTACCTGCTCATCAACCCGGTGACCGACCAGAACGGCAACCAGGCTATCAGCGGCCCAGTCGCCTACACGAAGTCCCCGAACATCCCGCCCGCAATGGCGGCGCTGCTCCAGATCACCGAACAGGACATGCAGGATATACTCGGCAACGCTCAGGGAGCGGACAAGATGGTCAGCAACATCTCCGGCAAGGCCGTCGAGATGATCCAGGCCCGCGTTGACATGCAGACCTTCATCTATATGTCCAACTTTGCCAAAGGGATGAAGCGCTGTGGTGAGATTTGGCTGAGCATGGCCAAGGACGTCTACACCGAGAGCAAGCGGCGGATGAAAACGCTCACCCAGACCGGCGAGACCGACGTCGTGGAGTTGATGCAGCCGACAATCGACCAAGAAACTGGCGAGATTGTCATGGCCAACGACCTCGGCGCCGCAGCGTTTGACGTCAACGTTGACGTTGGGCCATCCAGCAGCAGCAGGAAGGCCGCCACGGTCCGTGCTCTCACCGGCATGCTCCAGATCACCCAAGACCCGGAGACCGCCCAGGTGCTCGGCGCCATGGCGATGATGAACATGGAAGGCGAGGGCATTGAGGATGCCAATTCGTACTTCAGGAAGAAACTCCTTCGCATGGGCGTTGTCCAGCCAACGGACAAGGAAAAGGAAGAGCTCATGGCGGAAATGCAGAACACGCCTCAAGACCCGAACGCCATGTACCTGCAGGCAGCAGCCGCCAACGAAGAGGCCAAGGCCGCCAAGGCCCGGGCCGATACGGTCGAGACCATCGCCAATTCGGAGCTTCGGAGGGCTCAGACCCTGGAGACGCTCGGCAAGGTTGACGAGTCCGCGCAGAACATGGCGATCACCAACGCCGAGGCCATTCAAAGGATGATCCAGGGCCAGGGCGCGTGATCTATTGTCAGATGCTCTAAAATAGTTCAGAATGTAATCAACGGCATCCGCCCAGCCGTTCTAAATGGGTGAGTTTGATGGGGTCAAGATGAAGCAGGCAGATATTGGAGAGGACGACCAAGACACTGGCGTTATTGAGGACGACACCGAGGACAGCAGCGATCCAGTTGCCGAACAGGAAGAGTCTGATGATGATGCCGAAGAAGAGGTTGTAGTATCCATTGGGGAGGAAGCGCCGCCTCCCGAGGAACAGACTCACGCGCCGGAATGGGTTCGCGAGCTGCGCAAGTCACACCGAGAACTGCAGCGCCAGAACCGCGATCTGCAAGCCAAGCTACAAACCACGCAGACTGAGACCAAACCGGTTACGCTGGGGAAAAAGCCAACGCTTGAGGACCACGACTACGACGCGGACAGGTTTGAAGTGGCACTGTCGGACTGGTTTGATCTGAAAAGAAAAGCCGCCGATGTAACCGCCAGGCAAGAGGCTGAAGTTATGACTCAGCAGAAAGCCTGGCAGTCCAAGCTGGACAGCTACGGTAAGGCGAAAGCCGAACTGCGAGTGAAGGATTTTGAAGACGCCGAGGCCGTGGCCCAGGAGTTATTCAGCATCACCCAGCAAGGCGTTGTGCTACAAGGTGCCGAGAATCCGGCACTGGTGATTTACGCACTCGGCAAGAACCTGAAGAAGGCGAAGGAGCTATCCGAGATTACAGACCCCGTAAAGTTTGCTTTTGCGGTAGCGAAACTGGAGAAGGACCTAAAAGTGACGAACCGCAAAGCAGCCCCGCCGCCCGAGAAGATCGTGTCAGGAACTGGCCGATCATCAGGGGCGGTGGACTCAACCCTTGAACGTCTGCGAGCAGAAGCGGAGAAGACTGGAAACATGACCAAGGTCATCCAGTACAAAGCGCAAAAGCGAGCGGCATCTAAATAGTTTTCATCTAAGGATTTATCGTGAGCAATTCATTCTCAAAAGAAGAGCGCGTAGCGTTCGAAGACATTCTTGAAGGCTTCCAGGACTTGCTGGTGCTGTCGCGTCACGTCTCGGTCTACAACACCGACCAGACGATGATGGCTCGCACCAACGACACCATCTGGCGCCCGATGCCCTACATCGCCCAGTCGCAAACCTCCGCGCCCGGCACGCCCGTCACGTACCAGAACATGACCCAGTTGTCGGTTCCCAGCACCATTGGCTTCAGCCAAACGGTGCCTTGGACCATGACGACCCTCGACCTGCGCGATGCGCTGCAAGAGGGCCGCCTGGGCGAGTCCGCGAAGCAGAAGTTGGCCAGCGATATCAACGTGGCGATCATGAACACAGCAGCTGCTCAGGGCACGCTGGTGGTTCCGATCGTTGGCGCTGCCGGTGACTATGACGATGTGAGCCTGTGCGACACGATCATGAACGAGCAAGGCGTTCCTGACTACGATCGCTTCCTGGGCCTGTCCAGCCGCGACTACAACGGCATGGCCGGCAACCTGGCGGTGGCAACTCGCTCCTTCGGCAACCCGAAATCTAACCTCGCTTACGAGCGTAACCAGGTCGGGATGGTCGCTGGTTTTGACACCTACAAGTTCGACTATGCAAACCGCATTGCCGTGGCGGCTGGTGGAGTAACCACGATTGACACCACTGGCGCTCAGGCCCAGTACGTGCCGCAAGCCACCTCGACCTCGGTCGGCGGTCAGATCAACGTGGACAACCGCTACCAGACCGTCACCGTGTCCAACTCGGCCGGCGTTGTGGCTGGCGATGCGTTCACGATTGACGGCATCTACGCGGTGCATCACATCACCAAAGTGAGTACCGGCCAACTGAAGACCTTCCGCGTCATCAGCGTTCCTGCCGGTGGCGTGACCCTGGTCATCAGCCCTCCCATCATTGCAGCCACCGCACCGGCCACCGATGCTGAACTGCAGTACAAGAACGTTCAGTTGGTTGCCGCTTCCGGCGCTGCCGCTCTGAACTGGCTCAACACCGGTGCCTCGGCGATCAACGTGTTCTGGCAAAAGGATTCGTTGGAAATCCTGCCAGGCCGTTACGCCATCCCGTCCGATGCTGGCACCGCAGTGATGCGTGCCACCACCGACCAAGGCGTTGAACTGGTGATGCAGAAGTTCTACGACATTGACAGCATGGTCATCAAGTACCGTCTTGATACCTTGTTCGGTGTTGTGAACAAACAGCCGGAAATGAGCGGAATTTTGCTTTTTAATCAATAATTAAACAGCATAATACCGCTTGATGTACTATCATACTCTTGAGTTAATCAAGGGTATGATATGTACATTCTCTAAGGAATAATTGTCATGCCCCTAAAAAAAGGCTACTCCCAAAAGTCGATCTCTAAAAACATCGGCAAAGAGATGAAGGCAGGGATGCCCCAGAAGCAAGCCATCGCCGTTGCACTATCCACCGCAAGGACCGCTGCAATGAAGGCAGGCAAGCCCGGTAAAGCCCCGGCAAAGGCCAAGAAATGAAGGCCGGTCTCTATGCCAACATTCACGCCAAGCGTGAGCGCATTGCAGACCAGAAGGCCGCAGGCAAGACGCCCGAGCGAATGCGCAAGCCTGGCGCCAAAGGCGCACCAACGAAGGCCGCATTCGTTGCATCTGCAAAAACAGCTAAGCCTATGAAGGCCAAGAAGTAATGCAATTCCCCGCCATGCTCTACCAGTCGCCAGGGCAACTCCAAAAGCCTGGTAGCGCTGGCACGTACAAGATCGTTGGCGTGCAGACCCAAGAGGAGGCCGACGCCAAGCTGTCTGCCGGCTGGTTTGCATCATCCGATGAGGCTATCATCGCCGCTGGCGACAAGGCCGCCGGTCCGGTTAAGATCAAGGCCAAGTGGCTAAGCAGGCCAGTCAAGAAGCGCAAGCCTTCAAAGCCACTAGACTGGCGCGAGTTGGCCAAGGCAGCGGCAGCAGCCCCGAAGGATGACGCACCGCCGACGCGGCAAGAGCTTGAGCTCAAGGCGCGAGAGCTTGACATTCGCTTTGACGGTCGCACGCCGGACAGAAAGCTGGGACAATTGATCCAGCATCGAATTACAGGAGTCTGAGCATGGGATGGACAAAGCGCCAGTTCGTAACGCAGGCCTTCGAAGAGATCGGGCTGGCGTCCTACGTCTTTGACCTCACGCCAGAGCAGCTGGACAGCGCTCTGCGCCGACTCGACACCATGATTGCCTCGTGGAATGCGCTTGGCATCCGCCTGGGATACCCGCTCCCGTCAATCCCGCAGGATAGCGATCTGGACGAGCAGACCAACGTCCCCGACTCGTCCAACGAAGCGATCTACACAAACCTCGGCGTCAAGCTGGCCCCGAGCTACGGCAAGCAGGTCATGCCTGACACCAAGATGACGGCTAAGGAGACGTACAATACGCTCCTATCTAGGGCCGCCATGCCGATCGAGCAGCAGATGCCAGGAACCATGCCATCTGGCGCAGGCAACAAGCCTTGGAGGGTCTACGACAATCCGTTCTTGGCGCAGCCTGTCTACCCAACCCTGGCCGGCCAGGACGGCCCGCTCGAATACACCTGAAAGAGGCCACACATGCCGACGATCAATCAACTAGCAGGCCTCAGTCAGGTATCCGGTGGCGATCTGCTGCCGATCTACGTTCCGAACAACGGCGATGCTCGCAAGGTCAGCGTAACGCAGCTGCTGACGTACTTTCAGACCGTCTTTGCCGCGCCGACCGTCTCCACCAATCTCTACACCCCAGGCGCAGGGTTCAACGTCACCGTTCCGACGCCAGTCAGCGAGCAGCAGTGGATGCTACTGCAGCCAGCCGGCACGCTGGCCACCGGCACGATCACGCTCCCGCTCAACACCGGCACGCCAGACGGGACTCAGTTGCTGGTGACCACCACGCAGATCATTACGGCATTCACGCTGGCGCTCAACGGCGCTGCTGCGGCATTTGGAGCGCCAACCACCCTGGCCGCCAATGCGTTCTTCACCATGCGTTTCTACCAAGCGACCAACTCTTGGTATCGCATCGGCTAATTTTTAGGAGACGAACCCAATGCCTTACAACTCAGCCCCATTCTCGCCAGGCTACAACCGTGGCGTCATCGTGTCGCCGGGGGCGGCATCAGCCACCGCAACGGTCACCGGCGCCACGCAGACCGTCTGCCTGACCAACCTCGGCGCCAATGTCTGCTATATCCGGTTCGGCGAAACCGCCCCGGTGGTCGCGACCACGGCAGATTACCCGGTGCCGGGAGGCGCTCAGGTAACCATCACCAAGCCCGGCGATTACAGTCTAATGGCGCACATTTCCGCCGCCGGCACGTCCCTGCACGTCATGCCAGGCGAGGGGTTCTAGCATGTACCCGCTGACCCGGCTGCGCTTCCGAATCCGTTTCTGGAATATCGGTGGCGGGCCGGTTGCCGGTGCGCTGCTGCAGGAGGATGGTTTCTTCCTGCTGCAAGAGGATGGCGCGTATATTCTGCTTGACTAGGGCATCATGGGCGCCAAAGACTCAAGACTGGATCGCGCTGGCGTTGAGGGCTACAACAAGCCCAAGCGCACTCCATCGCATCCGACCAAAAGCCACGTTGTAGTGGCCAAAGCCGGCGACCAAGTGAAGACCATTCGATTCGGTCAGCAAGGTGTCTCCGGGTCTCCGAAGATGGAAGGCGAGTCGAAAGCATCCCAGGCTCGCCGAGAGTCATTCAAGGCCAGGCACGCCGAGAACATCTCCAAGGGTAAGATGAGCGCAGCGTATTGGAGTGACCGCGTTAAGTGGAAATAATCCAAAATGGTATTACAATGCACCAAAGGAGCAGCGTATGCCAAATGGAAACAATAAACATGAAGTGCAGTGTCCAAACTGCGGAGAAAAACGGATGGTTCGGTCAGATGTCATTGCGAGAGTGCTAGGTCAGGGTAAACCCCTGATCTGCAAGCCGTGCCATAACCGGATGCGGTTTGATGGCCGCGACCATCCGCGCAAAGGCACTGGTGTAAAAAATGACCCAGACCTAGCCAGGACTCAAAGCAGCTACTACAAGGCAAAACAACGCTGCAAAATGGGCGAGAAGCATCATGCGTGCTATGAGCAAGTTGAGTTTAAGTTTGGCGCGCTTCAGGAATTGGTCGACTGCATTGGCATTCGTAAAGAAGGAATGACGCTTGACCGCATTGATCCACTAGGGCACTATGAGCCAGGAAATGTGCGCTGGGCCACAATGGCGCAACAAAGCGCAAATCGTCTACCGCGCGGCTATTGGCAAAAACAAAATGAAGCGGTGACCTGAATGCAAATTCCAATCCTGAACGGAATTTACACTGACGGCACGCCGGAGATCCGCACCAGCTACCCCGTCAATCTGGTGCCCGTACCAAAGGTCAGCGGCATCAGCAACGGTTTCTTGCGACCAGGCGATGGCATTGTCGCCAATGGGACAGGGCCAGGCATCGACCGTGGCGGGATTGAGTGGAACAACATCTGCTATCGGGTCATGGGCACCAAGCTGGTCTCAGTCTCAAGCAGCGGCGCTGTAACCGTCCTGGGCGATGTTGGCGGGCCAACCACCAACTTGGTGACGTTTGACTACAGCTTCACCAGCCTGGCCGTCGCATCCGGCGGACGCCTGTACTACTGGAGCAGCACCGCCGGGTTGCTGCAAGTCACAGACCCGGACCTTGGATTCGTGATCGACTTCTGCTGGGTCGATGGCTACTTTATGACCACCGATGGTCAGTACCTGATCGTCACAGAGCTAAACAATCCATTTGCCATAGACCCATTTAAGTACGGGTTAAGCGAGGCGGACCCCGACCCCGTGGTGGCGCTACTCAAACTTCGCAACGAGGTCTACGCGCTCAATCGGCACACCATTGAGGTCTTCAACAACGTGGGCACCGATCTTTTCCCGTTCGCAAGGATTGAAGGCGCTCAGATTCAAAAGGGCTGCATCGGCACCCAAGCCTGCTGCGTTTTTGTTGATGCGATGGCATTCCTCGGTGGTGGTCGGAACGAGGCGCCAGGCATCTATCTTGGCGTCTCGGCAACAACGACAAAGGTCAGCACTCAAGAAATCGACAACATTCTGCTGCAGTACACCGAAGATCAACTGAGCACGGTGAAGCTGGAGTCCAGAAACGACAAGGCGCACGAGCACCTGTACGTACATCTGCCAGATCAAACGCTGGTCTACGACGCATCCGCCTCGCGAGCACTACAAGATCAGGTCTGGTTTGTTCTGGCCAGCACCACCACCGGCATCGCGCAGTACCGGGCCAGGAACATCGTCTGGTGCTACAACAAGTGGCTGGTCGGCGATCCGCAGTCCAGCGCCATCGGCTATTTGGTGCAAAGCACCGGCCACCACTGGGGCCAGCAGGTGCGCTGGGAATTCGGCACGCTCATCGTCTACAACGAGAGCAACGGCGCCATCTTCAACAAGCTAGAACTGGTGGCATTGACCGGAAGCGTTGCTGTAGTGACGCAAGTTATCAGCGGATTGCTCCAAGAAAACGGCTTCTTTTTGCTGCAAGAGAATGGCGAATACATCCTGCTTGAGCTTGCCGTCCCAAACTCAGCGGCACTCGGCAACCCGCAGATCAGCACCAGCTATTCGCTGGACGGCAAATCGTGGAGCCAGGACAGGTTCATCTCAGTCGGCACCGCAGGCAACACCAAGAAGCGCCTGGCGTGGTTCCAACAGGGTCACATGCGCAACTGGCGCATCCAGCGGTTCCGGGGCGACAGTAGCGCCCACGTGTCATTCGCCAGGCTCGAGGCCCAACTAGAAGCACTGGCGTTCTAAGCACATGGCAACCACCGCACCGAACTCCCGGAAGCTCAATCTGACGCGGGATCAGCTCGCGCAGTTCTTGACCGACCAACAGCAGATCAGACAGTTCGAACTGCTGTTTGCTGCCGTTGACGCCATCGGGCCTGATGGGGTGCTAGAGGTCAACATCGCCGCCGGCATTGCTCAGACCACTGCCGTGCAGGCGCTCTCCATGATCGCCTCGCTGGCGCAAGAGTCGGCCATCAATGCCGCGCTGGCCGAGAACAAGGCCAATCAAGCGATGGCAATGCTTGGGAGCCTGACGGCCTCGGTCGAAGGGCTGCAAATGGCGCCCCCGGCCAGAGAGTTCAAGCGCTCAAGATACGGCTCGTTTTACGACACCACCACGCAAACGGCAACGGTTATCAACACGGCTACGGCGATCACGTTCAACAGCACCGACCTGAGCAATGGCGTGTATATCGGGTCACCCACCTCGCGCATCATTGTGGACAGCGAGGGCATCTACAACTTTGACACCTCGTTTCAGCTAGACAAAACAAGCGGCGGCACAGCGGTTTTTGACTTCTGGTTTCGCCTAAATGGCGTTGACGTGGCAAACAGCGCCAGCAGAATAAGAATTCAAGGCAACAATGCTGAGATTTTTTCATCGCTGAATTACTTTTTTAACCTCAAAGCCAACGATTATGTTGAGCTGATGTTCTCGGTCACTGACTTGAGTGTTGAGGTTACCGCCTTTCCTGCCGCCGCACCGCATCCCGGCATCCCGTCCATAATTCTTACAGTCAACAACAACATTGAAGGCGTCCAATGACCGTAATCGTCAAAACCCTAGTGGCCCCCAAGCAGATGGAGGCCTCGCAAACAACGCAGTACACGGCAAACTCTGTCAAAGCGCTGATCGACAAGGCCACGGTCACCAACACCGATACGGTCAACAGAACATTCAGCGTCAACCTGGTGCAGTCCGGCGGCAGCGCAGGCAATGCCAACCTGATTATTGATGACCGAGCCGTGGTGCCAGGCGAGACCTACCTGTGCCCGGAGCTGGTCGGCCAAGAGCTCGATGCCGGTGCATTTATCAGCACGATCGCCAGCAACGCCACAGCGCTCACGTTGCGCGTGTCGGGCCGCGAAATCACCTAAAGGAGCCCCACAGCATGAAAGAATTTATGGTCATCCCCCAGGGCTTCGCGGGCCTGCCGATGGGCGAGGAATTCATCACCACGGCAGAGAACAAGAAGAACACCGAGACCGTCATTGAGGACTGGATGCTCGGGCCTGAGAACCCAAGCAACGAGCCAGCGGCCAACAAGGTCTATTGGGTCGCCGTTGGCAAGGCCATGCAAGTTGACGAGAAGGAGGCTCGCCGCCGCCGGTGTTCGAACTGCGAGTACTACGACAACAGCACCATGACGCAGGCTAAAATGGAGCGCATCCCTCGCAACGACTGGGACACGGGCGCAGGCTTCCGTGGCTACTGCAACAAGTTCGAATTCATTTGCCACGACTTGCGCGTCTGCCAGGCCTGGGAAGAGCGTGAATTTGAGATGGAAGATTGACGTTGTGACCAACCTCGAATGGCTCATAGAAAACCTGCGCAAGGTTTTTCTCTTGCCAGAACCGGCCATTGAGTGGCTGGTGATGGTCTATGAAGCTATTCAGGTCTTCGATGACGTTGCAGATGGCGATGTGGTCAAGCGCAAAGACCTGAACGCTACCATCTGGAACGTTTTCGTAGGTATGCCGCAGAACCAATTCTTTGCCGCCAACTCGCACCACTTGGTGCCAATGCTTGCGGTCTCGGTCTTGAAGTGGCAAGCATCAGACAGCGCCGAGCGCAGCGGGAATGCAGATGCAAAATCCTTCATCTGGCGAGCCGGGTACTATGATCTGATCCTGATGGCTGTTACGCTATCGCATGGCTCGGGCTTCGCAACCAAAAACGCACATCTTGTCATGAACCTGTACGGCGAGAAATTTGAAGATTACATGAAGGAGTTCGGCAATGCCTGATCCAGTAACCGGAATGATTGTGGCGGGGAGCCAGCTGATCGGTAGCTCGATGCAGGCTAGCGCAGCCGGTGACGCCGCAGCCGCTCAAGGCGCGGCATCCCAGGCCGGCATTGAAGAGCAGCGCCGCCAGTTTGACGAGATGCGCAAACTCCTGCAGCCGTACACCGAGGCGGGCCTGCCGGCACTGGAGCAGCAGCAGACATTGCTAGGCCTAAAAGGGCCGGAGGCAGAGCAGGCCGCTATTGCTAGGCTCACCGGTGGCGAGACGTTCAAGGCACTGGCGCAGCAAGGCGAAAACGCACTGCTCCAGCAGGCATCGGCTACTGGCGGGCTGCGCGGCGGCAACATTCAGGCCGCGCTTGGCCAGTTTCGCCCTCAACTTCTATCCAGTCTCATCGAACAGCAGTACGGGCGGCTTGGCGGCATGACAAGCATGGGTCAGGCATCCGCCGCTGGTGTTGGGGCTGCCGGGATGGAAACAGGCACCAACATCGCCAACCTGCTTGGCCAGCAAGGCGCCGCAGAAGCTGGTGGCATCCTTGGCGAGGCCAAGGCTTACGGGCAACTGTTCAACTTGCCGGGCCAGTTTGTTGGCGCTCAAATCGGCGCTGGCAAGAAGCCAGGCTTCGGATTCTAAAGGATAGAAAATGGCAGGCATCAATCCGTACCAAGCGCCGATCAATTACTCTATTGACGTGCAGGGCCCATTTGAGGCGGCACTGGGCGGGTTCAAACTTGGCGCTGCCGGGGCAGAGGTGCAGGCCAAGCAAGCCGAAGCCCAAGCAAAAGAGACGGCTCGCAAGAATGCGATGGATGCTCAAACAAAAGTTCAGGCATTGCTTGCGGATAAAAATGCAACAGCCAGTCAACTTACTCAGGCATCTTTTTTGTTGCCAGAGGCGCAGGCCAACAATGTATTGAAAATTGCCGGGGAAATGACAACCGTTCAGAATCAAAATATATTGTCACAGGCAGGGGAAGTATATTCAGCGCTCAAAGCTGGGCAACCTGAGATTGCAAAACAGTTGTTGCAAGATCAAATTGATGCGCACAGAAATAGCGGCAATGAGCCAAAGGCAAAGGCCACAGAAACATACCTGAAGCTGATTGGCGTAAACCCAACTGGCGCACAAAATACAATTGGCATCATGATGGCCATGATGCCTGGTGGCAAAGAAATTCTAGAGAACGTTGACAAGACATTGTCTACCGGTAGGCTGGAGGCCAAAGCGCCAGCAGAGCTAGACCAAGCTATAGCAGCCGCTGCAAAAGCGAAAGCGGACGCACTGACGGCAGGCGTTGCTGCTGAATTTGCCGGACCATTGGCAGCGTCTAAGTTGTCAACTGACCAATCAAATGCAATTAAAGCCGCATCAGATGCAAGTTTTGCAGATAAACTTAATCAGTCAAAAATAACCGTTGACAATTGGAATGTAAAAAATCTTCAGTCTCAAATAAATGACAGGGTTGCAAAATTTAAATTAGATCAAGCAAAAACCGCAGCAGATGTTACTTTTATACTTGCCAAGATTGCCGATCTTGCGGTTGCCATTCCAGACGCCGCAAAAGTTGAAATAAACAAAGCTGCAGTTGCTGCCTCTGCATCCAAGCAACAAGCAGAGCAACTTAATTCGCTGTCCAATCGCATTACCGATATTGGCACGTCTTGGGGTAGCTTGGGCTCATTCAGCGAATGGCTTAAAAAATCCACAGGCAGCCAAGGCGCAGTCAGCGAGTTGCGCCAAGAATTTACACGCCTACGCAACACGGCGGCTATCCAGAGTCTGCCGCCAGGACCGGCAACCGATAAAGATATTCAGATGGCGCTATCAGGGTTCCCGTCCGACACCTCCGACCCCAAGGTCATATCGTCATTCTTGCGCGGCATGGCAAAAATGCAAGACTTGGACGCATCCGTGCAAAGCGCAAAAGTTGACTGGATGTCACAAAACAAGGGATCGCTCGGCAGGGCGCCAAGTGCGTTCATTGCTGGCGATCTTTCGGCAAAGGCTGGCGAAACATTCGCAGACTTCACCGTTCGCGTATCAAGTGAAATTGCGAAGCGATATCAAACCCCGCAGGCTCAAATTCCAACAGGCACGCCAGCAGAAGTTGCAGCGGCAAATAGAGGGCAAATTCCAGTCGCTGGACAACCGGCTGCAGCCCCAACAATCAGCATCAGGAGCCAGGCCGATGCAATCATTCGTGGGGGCAGCTAATGGCTACCGCTGACGAATACGCCGCGTGGATTGTTTCCAACGTCTCCAAGCGTGGCACACCTGACTACAACACGGTTGTGCAGGCCTATGAG